ATGATGATTTGTCTACCATTTTTACCTTTACGTTTACCTGGCACCGTTCCCTTGGTCCATCCAAAGGATCGAAGATGGGTTCCTATGTTGACCATATATGTCAATTTATCGCCTTCACCGACAGGATTCATCTTTAAAAAATCCAAACCGGGGGTAGAATTTTGAACCTCTACCTTTATTATAAATCCTAATTTTGTTGCAGCGGAGTTATAACATTCTATGACATCTTTAATACACATATCCGGTCTGTAATAACGTGAAAACATTTCGGATACCAAAATGTGAACAAAATTGTTACAAACTGTTGTCAAAACAGATCCGGAATAAAGACATGCATGTTTGTTGACATACGTGGCACGTTGAGACTTATTATCTGGGTTTCGAATGTATATTTTATGACTTAAATGCTGAAAGCATAAATTAAGATCATCTCGCCAAACTTGGCGATCTATACATTGATGCACAAAGTTTAAAAAATATTCACCTTGTGAACCATCACATTGAGAAACATCCAAATTGGCTCTTAAATAGCCATCTGAGCACTGAGCTCGAATGATAGCATCGTCAGAATAATAATAGATATGACAACCACTATAATCATTTACTATGTTTTGAAAGACGGTTTGTAACTCTTTATCATCGACAGTAGCGAAAGTACAAGAAACATGATTAAATATCATTGGATCTTTCATAACTTCCTTTATGTTGTCAGTGATGTAGCCTCCAATGAATGCGGCGGCTACGCCGAGATTGCCAGTGACACGACAAGTCTTTCCAGGAGGTAAAAATTCTCCTTGCTTCATGGAAATTTCAACGTCCTTAACCACATGACGTTTGAAATCTCCATTTTTAAGTAGATTGAGCCGAAGTGCCATTCGCTCTTTCTTCTTTGGGTGCGCCTTCTCACACCACTTATTCCTCTCCAACTCAGAATCAATAAAATCAAATTGTATTAATCGACGTTGAAAAACTCTTAATATATTATTATATTGCAGTTCATCGCCAATCATTGATTGATTGTCTACCAATAGTTCATGCAACCCAGGCTGTAAAGGCTTACGTATATTAGTAAGACGATGCAAACCACCCTGAAGGCTGTATTTGTCATTCCGGTAATACATTAATCCGGTATTAAATGACATCAAATGAGTTTTATAAGGACCACTAAATGGGTCAACGATATCTTCACTGAAGAAAAGATATGTGTCGCTTACCAATTTGTGAGTTGCACGGTTTGCAGGGACAAAAATATCATTGTCCTTAAACTCATTGAGAT